TAAAATTCCCAGTTCCAAAAGCTAGGTTAGCATTGTTGGCAACAAGTATCCCTGCGGCTGATGCAGCAGTCATCGCCACTCCCTGAGACATGGCTTTGGGATTCGTGTTGACTGCGATTGCTGCGGCTACACCTTGTGCGGTAGTTGCTCTTGTTGTATCAACACTTGCCACTACTTCTGCTGGTGTAGCAAGTTCCACGGCGCCAGAAGTCGCATCTGTTGCTGCTTGCTTGATGTTAGCAAAGGCTGTTGATGCGCTAGCTACATCAGACAAGTTCGACGCCTTTACCATCTTTAGGGCAAGAGCATCAAAAACTGAATTACCATCTGGTGAGTGGGTTGTATCTCCATCTGAGATAGATGAAGTGATTGAGTCACCTACTGCATGTTTTAAAGATACAGCACTTGCAACTTCTGTGTCTGTATTAGTTGCGTCAATAGGAAGTCCAGAAGCATCTGCCTTTAGTATCTTACCTGATGTTGCAGAAGAGGTATGATCAGATGTAGATGTGATCGCATGTTGTCTTGCGTGGTCTAGTGAGTTAGAATGATCAAGGGAATTGGAGTGGTCTAGAGAGTTAGAGTGCTTAAGTGATATCGCACTAGCAACATCAGTATCTGCTTTTACTGTAGATAGTGTCGTCTTCGTATCAGCATAGGTCTTTGTTGCTTTTTGCGTAGGGATTACTACATCACTATTACTTGCGAAAGTTCCATCTATATCAATAGCCGTTATCGCTGCAGGAGACACTGCATTATTGACAAGACTAATTGCCTGAGTTGAGAGAGAGATAGGAGCACTCACAGTTACAGCAGAATGCTTCAAGCTAATAGCACTAGCTATATCAGTCTCAGCCTTTATCGTCGCCTTTAGATTAGCCCAAGTTAGTCTATTCAAAAGGGAAGTAACACTATCCCATATTGTCACTTCATCTGCATCAACTGGAGTTGTCTTTGTTGTCAAAGCGTGAAGGTAAGAAGAGAGAGTAGAGTAACTATTACTACTAACAACCTCTCCACTCGTGTTCATTATAGAAAACCTTGCTCCATCAGACTGAAGTGTATATCCAGCTGGGAGGGAGATGTCCTTAGGAAGAATTCTCCTATAACTTGTACCTGATATAGGGTTGTAGTATAGGTTTATAGTTATAGCAGCTGAGTGGGTGTTGGTGAGAATGATAGAGACTATACCTGTCGCTGCTGTTGCTGTTACTAAAGGTAGGTTAGAATTAGATAATTGCCCCTGCCCGATAACTGTAAAGGTATTGCTAATAAGAGCAGAGATAGTATAGTCTATAACAGCATCAGAAGATGCTACACCAGTTATACTATCTATATTATTTAAACTAAGCACTATATAGACTCCACTTCAAGAATAGGTGTAACATCTACACAGAGACCCATATTCTTAGCTCTCTCTCGAATCTCTAGGATATCATCCTTAGTAAGCTGTGCTGAGAAGTTTTCTGTCCTTAGCGTATGAACTGCGGAGTGGCCTGCTCGATCAAGGAGGTCAGTTGCTACTTTAAAGCGAGTTGTCTCTGTCCCTTCGCACATAAGTTCTTCGAGAGTCTGAAGGGCGATAGGGGAGATTTCTTGGATACGTTTAGCTACATCGACTGCGTCGAGGTCTCTTTCAGCCCGCATGAGTTCCATCTGCCTCTTGCAAATGGCACTATTCATGACGTTCGATACTGTCACAGGCGTGACGTTACACATCTCAGCTATCTGAACACCTGTGAACTGACCCATTACTAAGTATCTCATGATCTCACGATGAGTGTCCCAGATATTCTGGATTTCATATTTTCTATTCCCTGTAGCTGGACGACCCATATTCTTCTCCTATCGTGCATTGACTATATCATAAAAAGCCATAGGTGTCAAGGTCTAACATTTGCCTTTGTTGGAATTATTTAGACACACGTAAAAACACATTTGCCTTTGTGAGTCAGCAAAATTTCTATAACCCCAAAGCGCTGTGGTAAATTATTTACCAAAGTTGTTATTATCATAACTATGATTTGCTGCACCCATTTATACATAAAGATAATAACGTGAGCGCTAGCGAACATGTACAAAAATGTACAATTAGAAATCTTAATCATATTATATTCTTGTCTTAGCGTGCGTGGTAGGATGGCGTTTCCCATAGGGGCGGTGTTGTTGTGTTATGTTGATTTTTCTTGACATTGGTTCGGTTCTGGTATATGATGCAATCATGATACGGGATTGAGTGGTTCACCCAAGTTCTTTGACATTGTAAGCACCTGCCCTGTGATACAGGCGATGCCAATAACAGATTGGCAGGCAAGCTGAGATAAGGTTCATACCTTCCATTGTGTACCCTTGCTTAACCTCATTGAGGTTTGAGAAGGTAGGTGGAAAGGTAGGTGTTTATGGATAAAAGAGTAGAAGTATCATTAACATGTTTAGCACTAGTACATGAGTTAATTGAGCATGTTGCATTTACGGTTAATGATTGTAATGATGAATTAGTTAAAGTACTTGAGGATAAGCTTGCTGAGATTAGAAAAATAATAACTAATTAAATAAGTTTTGCACCTACCTTTTCAGGCCTCAATGAACGCATGGAGGTGCATATTATGGAAAACGTAGCAAATAGGGAATTGTTCTGTTCGACAAAGCGGTTTGAAGGGGACGATGCGGTTAAGACGAAATTGACGCTAGATTTCAGCGCTGTTACGAAAGATGACCTGGTTGAATATGCTATTGATTCGTTAGTGATAAAATGGCAGAATTCTATCAGACGGAAAAAAGATGCCGCTGTCCCAACGTCTGCGACTTATGTCGTACCGAAGCCAGGGACGAGAGCTTCTGCTTCTATGAGCGAAGATGAAATGGTAGCGAAGCTGGCTAAGACCATGACTGCGGATGAAATCATCGCAAAGGTCATGGCGATGTTAGATAAGAAATAACTAATAAGAAAAGAGCAAGGGTGCATTATGGAGGGTATGAAAGGGATAGGTAATATTTATGCAAAATGACTTTGATATGTATAGAACGCAAGAAACAAAACTTCAAACAGCAAAGCGTGTGGCAGGTCCGCGATGTGAACCACTTAAACCTTTAAAAGTAGGTTTATTTATCGCTGCAGCAGTTAAGAATGCTACTGGATTAGTTCAAGCACTATGGAAGGCTGGCTTTAGTTTCGATGAAAGAAAAGATAAGTTTATAGCTAGATAACTCAAAACCTACCCTCCATGAAAGGTATGAACTATGTCGTTCTGAAAGAACGAAGCGCTATGGTAAATATAAAACCATAGAGCTTTGTAATCATGTGAACATGTACGCAATGTAATCATTGTATCAGACCCGTCTTTCTCTCCCATTTGGGTTTCCATAGAGAGAGTGTTTATTTCTATTTCTCTGGATGTTTTTCTCTATATTACATACTATTAAAAAAAAATAATAAAAAGAAAAGAGAGAAGAAAGAAGAGAAAGATATAAAGAAAGATAGGGAGCACGAAACTCTCTATGGTAATGGCATTGGGAGGAAAGGGCAGGTCTGATACATTGCGTACAATGAGTACAGGATTATATGATTACATTTGTAGGCTGTGTGAGCATAGGTGTTGACAACTATGCTTTGTTATGATATATTGATGGGGAGGTTAGGGAGGCCTCAGCAAAATGAAGATTACCAAAACAATGTCTATTGCAGGTCGCCTTGATATATGTAGCTTTGCCACTCTTGCAAGGGCGTATGAAGATGAAGGAATGAGAATGAGAAGTAAGAGTGATATACTCTGGCAAGCTGTAGAGCAGTTAGCTAAGGCTTATTGTGAGAAGCAAGAGGTTCAGCCTTTTACAGAGATTAGAGATGCAGTTGAGTATATGAGTAGTATAGGGATTTCACTTGAGACGAACTTAAGAGCGATAAGAGAGATATCATCCGCTAAGATATTTCAAGATGCTGGAGAGGATTATGGAATTAGAAGTCTCTCTGGTAACGCTAAGAATATTTCAATGAGAGGGATTAGAAGGGAAGAGAAGCTATCTCTTGATAATGAGAAGGAGATATATAGAATGGCTGCAGAAGCTATATCTGCACAAGGTATTATTCCTCCTACATTTGAAGAGTTTAGAGAGAATAAGAGAACTATGGAAAATCAAGGATCTATAGAAAGTAGACCTGTAGATGTAGATGGTGATGATGTAGTGAGAGAGACAACAGATCCTATTAAGTTTGCGGAGAAAGAGAAGAAACGCCTTAGAGAGGAAAAGGCAGCGTTTAGTCCAGATGCACTGCGTGCTATGGTTTCAGGTAGGCAGGCGAACGAAGTGAGCGTGGGTGATAGTGATGTTGATAAGAAATGCTAACTAAATCGCTATGGTTAAAAAATAACCATAGCGTGCAAACCAAAGGTGTTGACATAGTAGTATAGTTTATGATATTATTATTAAAATAAAAAAGAAGGAGGCAGCAATGAACATATATAAGATTCAACTCTATCGTTATCGTAGATCATTTGGTTACGGAGAAGAGCTGGTTATTGCAGACTTTGCTCCAGCGAAGGTTAATGGCTTCGGTGTTGTTCTTAATAAGGTTAAGAGCCTTATTAAGAAAGTGAAATGAAGGAAGAGCTTGCCAGAGCTTTGCTATACATCGTACTTATAGCAGTGCTAATCTGGTTAACCTCAGTGCGATTTTAAGCGAGGTGCTATTATGAGAGATATTATGAGAGATATAGAAGATGCTCTTTGTGACTCTTGCCCTATGCAGAAAGAGTGTGAAGCTCGTGGAGAGACTAGTGATAGTTGGATTTACGAAGATCAGTTTCTTCACTGTCATGAGATTGAAGAGCAGGATTATAAAGATAGTGAAGAATGGCTTGAGATTGCTATTAACGAGAAATAAAAAGAAAGGAGGACTAAATGGACAAGACTACATTTTGTAAAGACTGTAAGCACCGTGTCGAGAAGAAGTGTAATGAGAAGAATCTTTTCGTTCCTAGAAAAGAAACTTGTGAGAAGTTTAACCCTAAGAAAAAATAGAAAGAAGGTGCAAACATGGATGTTCAGAGTGAGTTAAACTTAATAGCACAGACAAGTGGCTTTAGTAGAGCGAAACTATCCCTCTTACTAAAGGAAATGATGGAGAAGGAGAAGATAGCAGCTCTGCCAAGGAAGAAAAGAGTACCAGCTTCTCCTTGTACAATGTATACAGAGATAAAAAAGAACTATACCTGCCTGCACTGTGGAGAGAGGTTTAGTCATATAATAAAGTTAACGAAAGAAGAGGATACAGCAGTGATTAATGAGAAAGGAGGGGTTGAGATTATTAATAGTAAAAGTCCAGCAGAAGTATCTTGTGTGACAAGTCACTGCAATGCTTGCTTGCCATTTGTGCAGAAGATGACAAGGGAAGAGCTTGAAGAGAGATATCTCGTTCTTCTCAGTTGTACAAATCTCCTCAGTACGCCGATGCTCTTTGGTAATAAATTTACCATAGAGAAGAGAGAGGTGAAGTTATGAACATAAACATGAAAGAGAAATCTGCTAAACGTATTCTTCGAAAGTTAAATAAGAAGATCGTTCTTGGCTTTCTTAGTAAAAGTGAAGAGAAGAGCGTAAAGAAGGCTACAGAGGTTCTTCTAAGGGAAAAGAAAGGAGGTGTAGGCAATATGAAATAGTGATAAAATAATTTATATTAGACCTTGACAACTATTCCATTATGTGATATGGTACGCACACATTACGAAAAAGGAGCCGGAATCATCCGGCAATAACAGCCGGAAACGGCAAACCCTAATTAGGAGGAGAAAGAAAATGGTAGAAGTAAAAGCAAAAGATGGTAAAGATGGTAAGGAAGCCAGTGTCTTAGTGGAGCTGGGAGAGAATGTGCAGGAAGCTATTGAGAAGTTTGGTGCGGAAGTTGTTTTCTCAAACTATCTGGCGAACGTGAAGATTGGCGTTCAGTCTGGGATTAGACGCTACATCAAAGCAGGTCTTGACAGTGCTGCTATCCAGGCAAAGTTTGATGCCTACAAACCTGGCGTGACGATGGATCGTGTTGTTGATCCTATCGCTGCTATGGCTGCGAAGCTCTCCAAGATGTCGCCGGAAGATCGTGCTGCTGCTTTTGAAGAGCTGCGGAAGAAGATTGAAGGATAACTTAGATGGTCATGCTAACTTAGGCAAAGAAGGGGGCTGGGAGTAAAATCTCAGCTCCTTTTCTCTCATTAATAAATGTGGTTTTTCCTGTGGTTTACATCATAAGAAGGACTTCATTTATTAAATAAAGAAATGGAGAAAAGAAAAAAGATGACAAAAAGAGAAGATAATTTTAGAGAATTCGCAACTATTGTAGGAGATCATATTTCCAACTATACCGTCCCTCAGTATGGTGATGCTCCAAACGATCAAATAGAGCAGTGGGATAGGGATCAATGCATGGATTCTATCAAACGCTACTGTAATCGCTTTGCTACAAATAGAAGAGGGAGAACAGAGACTCTTAGAGATATGGCTAAGATTGCACATCTTGCTTCTATCATCTTTGAGAAGCTGAATCCAACAGAGGATGAAGTAGATGCTATAAGGGAGGGGAGAGTATGAAGACTACAAAGAAAAGCTGGCAGCAAAAGTTAGTTGATGAATCTCAATACTACGAGCAAGAAGTTAGACGTTTACAAAGAATTGTAGATATACAAGAAAATAAGATAAAAGTTCTTGAGAATCAAATTAAAGGATCAAATCAAATTATTGAATCATGTCACCTTATATCTCAGGCAGCAGGTGAGGTAGCTCATAGTGTATCAACCATTTTAGCAAAGTTAAGAGAGGGGAGAGTATGAAAAGAAAGAAAGACAATCCATCTCCACTTCAGATTGAGCAGAGAAGAAAGTTTGTTCTCTATGGTGGACTCTGTGCAACAGAGAAGAGGCTTATACAACTAAGTCATATAACAAAAAATCTTCTTTGTCTTAAAGAGATAGATAATGCTATAATCTTTACACATAAAGCAGTTGATATGGCAAGAAAAGGATGGCTATAATGGAAACTACAATTGTTGCAAAGCTTGACAGAAAGGGAAGTGAGACTCTCCCTAACTGGCACTATATCATCGGGAAAGTTGGAGATAATATAAGTGGAGGATTCTATGTTGACAAGAAGATGGAATTCCCTCCTGATTTTCTTAAGATAGAAGTTCCTAGTCCTAATTATATAAAGGAGTAGAACTTATGTCTCGCTCTGGCATTATGCTATGCTATCCCTTTGAAGAATCTCGCTTAGCTAAGTGGAAGCCTCCTTATATTATCCAGCCTAAGCTAGATGGGGATCGCTGTCGTGTATGTATAGACTCAGATGGCCTTGTTACTCTTCTATCCTCCGAACAGAATGAGATAACAAGTGTGCCTCACATCAACTCTGCCTTGTCAGGAATGCACCTCCGCAATGTAGAGCTTGATGGTGAACTATACATACACGGCGCACCACATGAGGATATTCATTCTATCGTTAGTAGAACAGAGAATCTTCATCCTGACTATAAACTAATGGAGATTCATCTCTTCGACATAGTTGACTTTAGCAAAACTCAACTCCAGCGAGTAACAGATCTTATTCACCTTATTCCGCACTCTATAGGCTGTCATAACTTTAGTCCTATTCAACTTGTTCGGAACCGCTTAGTGGAAGATATAGATTCTATCATGCAAGCTCAGGAAACATTCGCTCATGATGGATATGAAGGATTTGTTATAAGAGAAGCAGATGCTTCTTATGTACGCAAACGCTCGACCAGTATGATGAAGTTTAAGCCTAGGAAGGAGGATATATATGAAATCGTTGGGTCGCAAGAAGAAGTCAGTAAAGATGGTATTCCTAAGATGGCTCTCGGCGCACTTATCTGCAGAGGAGATGATGGAACTCTATTCAACGTGGGCAGTGGAAGCCTTCTCACGAGGGAAAACAGAGAAGTTTATTGGAAATCCAGAGATACACTAATAGGAAAGTATGCCCGAGTCAAGTACCAACATATGACCAGTGCACGTGGTGTACCACGCTTTCCAGTTCTGGTGGATATAATCTAAGCCAAACAAACGCTATGGTAAAATAAATACCAAAGGAGACAATAATGACAACTAATAAAGATACAAGACAATGGTGGGGATCACCTATTACAAGATGTGACATATGTCAAGACCCTATTACAAATAAGTTTATTGATGTAAAGATTAAGAAAACAGGGAAATGGGTTATTATGTGCCCTACTTGTCACTCTGTTGTAGGAGATAAATTAGGTATAGGTTTTGGTCAATCTTATCATAAAGTATGGGAAAAGGACCTTTAAAATAAAGGAATAGTGCAAAGACTAAAAGGGGAAATAGTATGACAAGTATAAAAGAACCATCTACTATGACTATAGCAGAGTTGAACCAGCATCTTTTCTATCACTGGGATATTCTTGGGAAGGTGCAGAAGGAAGTAAATAAAAGACTATCCGCAGGAGAGCAAGCGGTCAAGAAGGTTGCAGAACTGGAAAAACGAGCGGAATCTTATGGAAACTACGACAGTAAGCTTGAAATGCGGGAAGCAGAATTGCTGGATAGAATTGCTGAACTGGAAAAAGAAGTAGAGCGGTTAACTCGTTGGAAGAAGGAGATGCTTCTTGTAGAATCTTCATGGAATGTACAAGAAATAGCAAAAATACTTAATATAGAGCCAGGAACTAATATTCGTAAGAACATCCTGCCGTGTATTATACAGCTCAAGCAGCAAGCCGCAGCAGGACAACGGGCGGTTGAAGCGATGGAGAAAATGATTATTGAGTTCCAAGATGGAATGGACGAGAAACTATTTTATGAGATTACTAACGACCATTTACTTAACGAGAAACAAGAATTTTTACAAATGTTTTCTGCAATACAAAAAGATATTGGCCTTGATAAAGGCCACGTTGGGATTGCTCCTGAATCTGTTGTCCTTGGCATTAAACGATTAATTGCAATAGGGAATTTAAAACCATTTTTGCCAAATCAAATAGAAGAATGGAACGAATCTATAATGAACGAGATGGTTAAAAAGGGTAAATAATTTTGAATGGAGATTGACTGGTTATTTTTATTTTAACCAGTCGGAAAGTAAGGTAATTTTTATGGATACAACTGATTTAAAATGAGAATAGACAATAAATTAATAGACCTTGACAAGATTATATAAATGTGTTATTATGTGTATAATAAGACAAAGGAGAACTAATGTATAAAACTTATAAAGGTACGTTTAACTATTACGGAGAAATTATTACTATATACACATCTGCGTCTAATATAGATCATGCATTTACGTTGCTTATAAATAAGCTTAGTAAGAAAGTTGATAGACTTCGAATATCTGTATATAACTACTTTAAAGGTAAAAATAACTATACTATAAAAGAGGAGGTAAAGAGAGATGTCAGCAAGAAATAGAAGTCAAAATGTATATCTTATAGTTGAGAAAGGAAATATTTCCTTTCTTCCAGTTGGATGCTATAAGCTTTATGTAGATGGAACATCTATTGAAAAAGGAAGTATAAAACTGACAGCAAGGATCTTAGATACTATCCTCTCCTATGGTAAAAAATTTACCACAGGAGTTGAAAAAGTATCTCTAGATGAAAAAGAAAACTTAACAAATCAAGAACAGGAGAAGATAATGGCTAGTAAAGCAGATGAAAAACTTGCAGTTGCTGTACTACAAAAATTTATAGAAAATCATCCATCTGAAACACTTGATGCATCTCTTGAACTTGCATATGCAAGCTGGAGTCTTAAAGATCATCGTGAATGGAGTGGTGTATATAGAGTTTTTATAAACTCTAATAAAATTGAAAGTGGAATTCTTACAGACTATCACACCAGTCCGAGAATTGCTGTTAATGAAGCTATTGAAATGTTTAATGAGAAAATAAATGAACTTAATCCCACAACCTAGTAGTGAAAACAAAACTAATGCTTATAATGAATATAGGGATAGACTTTTCTGGGAAAAGGTAGAGCAGAAAGGTCCTGATGATTGTTGGAACTGGACAGGAGCTATTACAGGAACTGGATATGGTAACTTCTGTATAGGCAATAAAAGATTTGTTCCTGCTCATAGATATGCTTTTGTATATAAGCATCAAAGGCCAATAAAAGATGGATTAAATATCTGCCATCATTGTGACAATCCAAAGTGTTGTAATCCTAATCATTTATTTGAAGGAGATCAAAGTACTAATATAAATGATATGGTAAGTAAAGGAAGATATGTAGTAGGAGATCATAATGGAGAGAGAAATGGACGATCTAAAATAAAAGAAGATGATGTAATAAGAATTAAAAATCTCTCTATGTCTGGCCTTACATGCAGAGCAATAGCTAAGGTAATTCCATTAAGTTATGGACAAATTGCTCGAATTATAAGAGGAAGTTGCTGGAGGAATATATGATACTTCAACATCAACCATCTTTCGATATCTATGACGCTACTAAACTTCAATGCTATATGGATTGTCCTCGTGAATATTTCTACCAATTCATTCTTGGCTGGCGTTCAGATAATCCTAATATTCACCTGGAGTTTGGCTCTGCTATCCACCTTGCGATGGAACATCTTATCATCCACGGATATGGAGATAAATCTATGCTTGAAGCATATGATAAGTTTTTATCCTATTATCGACAATTCTTTCCTGATATAATGGATGATAGTTTCGCACCTAAGAACCCTGCTATGGCCTTTCGTGCTCTTATGGGATATATCCTTGAGTATCGAAATGATAAGTTTATTCCACTCTATACCGAAATCGCTGGGAAGGTTACCCTAACAGACAAGTATGATCTTCACTTCAAGATGGACTCTGTCCTCGATACTCCTGATGGAATCAAGAGTCGTGAGCATAAAACTGGCTCCCAGCTATCTCGCCAGTGGATAGATCAATGGGCACTTAAGATGCAAACTGGAGTTTATAATCATGTTCTCTATTGTCTCTTCCCAAGTGAGAAGGTCTGGGGAGTTGAGATCAACGGGCTTATCTTTTCTAAGAAGGAGATAAAGTATACTCGTGTACCATCTCGTCGTACCCTGCAAAGCATGGAGGTCTGGTATCATAATACTATCTGGTGGCTCGATGAGCTAACGGCAGATATGGCGCGCCTCAACGAATGTAATGAAGAAGACACAGTCCTTAAGTGCTTCAAGATGAATACAGAGAATTGCACCAAGTACTTCGGCTGCCCTTATCATGACTTCTGCGTCGCTTGGCCTAACCCACTCAGCAGATGCAGCGAAGTCCCTATGGGAATGAAGATAGAACACTGGAATCCTGCAGAGGATAGGAAGGATGCTAAGTTTGTCTTTGATCTTAGTGATGGAAATAATAATGTAACAAAGATAGAAAATAAAGAGAAAGGAGAAGAAGATGAAAGCTCAAGAACTACGAGATAAACTAGCAGCTATTCGAAACTTTACTGTGCTAGTAGATAACAAACCTGTAACAGAAGTATTAATAGATATCGCAAAGGCTACAGCAACTATCAGTACGCAACCAGTTGTAGATAAGAAAGTTGAGGTGAAGAAGTGACTATCGACATTAAGAAAGAATTTGAAGATATCCGCCGAATGTACTCAGAAAGTACAACACAGAAACATGCGGCCTTTCTTGTCTACGGCGGCTCAGGTGTTGGAAAGACTCGTCTTCTCAAGACATGCCGTAAGCCTATCCACATTGATTCCTTCGACCCTCGTGGAACGCTGACAGTTCGGGACGAAATAAAAGCAGGATGGATTCTTGCTGATACTCGTTTTGAACTTGAAGACCCATTCAAGCCTACGGTCTTTGAACTCTGGGATAAAGAGTATGAACGTCGTCAGCGGGATGGTTACTTCGCCAACATTGGTACCTACGCAATCGACTCTGCAACCATGTGGAGTTCTGCGGCTATGAACCAAGTTCTTAAGACGACAAAGGGTGGCTCTCGCGCTGGAACTCAACCTTTCCAACAGGACTACCTACCTGCTATGTATATGATAGAGAACGCCATCAAAGACTTCCTATCTCTTCCTTGCGACATAGTCCTTATCGCTCATGAGAATGAACTTAAAGATGATGTAACGGGTAAGCTATATGTTACCCCGCTCTTCACCGGCAAGCTCCAGCAAAGAGTCCCCCTTCTCTTTGACGAACTCTACCACATGGAAACAACTCGAACCTCCGCGGGCATCAAGTACTCTATGCTTACCCAGAGTGACGGAACCTTCAAGGCTCGAACTCGTCTTGGGAAGGATGGAATCTTCACAGCAAATGAAGAGCCTGACATCAAGGCACTTCTTAAGAAGGCTGGTTATCCTACTGAGGATAAACCATACTAGGAGGATATATGGGAAGATCTTTGGAAGATGTTGTAGAAGAATTAGCTGAATTACGAAGTGCATTTTTATCTTGTATAAAAGAAAAGAAGGAAGTAGTAGTTAAAACATGTATAGGTAATCTTCTTTTCACTTTCTACAAGAACAATGCAGTAATAGTTAAACAAATCTAATAAGAAAGGAGGAAAAGATGGAGAAACAAGTAGTAGAGAAGAAAGATACTATTGGTGGACTTAAGGCGAAGTTGCTTAGTCTTCAGAACAGATTAGATAAACCTTCTGAAGAAACCAAGTCACAAAGAAAAACAACTCTCGTAAACGTCCGATGGTCTGATGGTTATCTTGAAGTCTTTGACTGTACTCAAGTACGTCAAGGCGGCGAGATAGTATGGCTTCGTCTCACAAACGGGCAGAACCGGACGATCCCTCTGTCACGAGTAAGATGGTTCTCGACAGACCCTGAAAGTCACGCCAGTAAGGAGGCTATGTAGAATGAACTTAAAGGAGGTAATGAAGGAAGTAGAAGAAGCTCTCGTCAAGATCACAAGTGGCAAAGCTTCAAGGGCTGAGGTTGCTAACAACTCGGTAACGATCAAGGCCTATAAAGTTGGAGAAGTAATCCGAGTGGATATAAAAGAGAAGAAAGATAACTAACCAAAACAAACAAGAAAAGGAGAAAGAAAGATGAGTTTTATTTTAGATGTAGATAGTGCAAACGCCCCCGAGTTTCATTCCCTGGCTGACGGAACAGAAGTAGAACTTCGTATTTCCAAAGCGGAAGTTCGGAATAGTAAAGCTGGTGATCCTATGTTGGCTCTCCGCCTGGATATCCCTGCTGAACCATATAGCAAAGATATCAACCACTTCATCATGCTACCTAACAACAAGGACGACGCTAAGCAGACAGCACAGAAGCAGAATAATATCAAGGTCTTCAAGGCAACCTTCGGTCTTCCGCCGACTGGTCCTATCTCTTCTGAAGATATGGAAGGGGCAAAAGGCTGGGCTATTCTGGGTGAGGAAGAGACTCAGGAATATGGTAAGCAGAATAAGGTTAAACGCTTTATCGCTGCTCGTTAAGTAGGAAACTGGGCGATGGAGAGACGAACAATGGAAAATTGTCGCGTGTATGCACGACCAGGAAACCCTCCTCCATAGATCTACTCCACCGCCCTTTGGTAAATAAATAACCATAGAGGAATTATGAACAGACCTACAAAGGAAGAATACTATCTCGATCTTGCATCTGTTATCTTAAAACGAGGTACATGCCTTCGTCGAAACTATGGTGCAGTCATCGTGAACAACGATCAGATAGTAGGAACAGGCTATACTGGTTCTCCTCGTGGAGAGAAGAACTGCTGTGAATTAGAAATATGCGAAAGGGAGCAACTCCATATACCAAGTGGAGAACGCTATGAACTATGTAAAAGTGTCCATGCTGAGATGAATGCTATTCTCTCCGCTGGAAGAGAAAGAACAATAGGTGCTACAATATATGTCGTTGGAAAAGATATAAAGACCAACGAGATTATATCTACTCGACCCTGTCTTCTTTGTAACAGAATAATAAAGAATGCTGGCATTGAGTATATAGTTATTCCTAGCCTAGGTTATTCTTCCTTTATGTATGAAGGCTTTAAGCCTTAGGAAGGATAGACTTATGTCTAATAAAGAATACATTCCAAGATTGTCTGTAGAAATATCTGAAGAAACCTATTTAAGGATGCAGAACAAAATACCTTGGGGACTTCGTGCTAAGGTTATGACTATTTTGTTGGAAGATCTACTTGACCTTATAGAAGAACATGGAAACCTAGTAATCGCTGCTGTTCTCAACCGACAGATAACAGCAAAAGAAGTTATGAAAGAATTAAGAGGGGAGGACTTAAAGAAAGATGGAACTTAAAGACGTTAGGAAATCTATAACAGATATGACAGATGAAGAGATAAGAGCAGAGCTTACAGGTATTAGGTCTAATCGCCGTATCTCAAAGAAACCTCCGGCTGCTCTGAAGAAAGCTAAAGATAATGGAGCGGAAGTTAAGACTGAGACTCTTATGAATGCTATAAACAAAGACCAGGCAGCACTCTTACTTAAGATGATGGGAGAGATAAAATGATATTACTAAAAGAAGTAGCATTAAAGGATATAATCTTTGGAGAACGCTTTCGTGAGGATCTTGGTAATCTTTCCGACCTTGTAGAAAGCTTTAAGAAAGAAGGTGTAATCACCCCACTTGCAGTTCGTGATAGTGAAGATGGAACATATCTCCTTCTCGCTGGTGGTCGTAGGTACACTGCTGCAATAAAGGCGAACTTAGAAACAGTTCCAGTTCGCTGCTATCCATCTACAATTAGCGAGCAAGAGATGCGCTCCATCGAGCTAATGGAGAACATATGTAGGAAAGATCTTGATTGGGCTGAGAAGGCTAAGCTATCTAAGAAGATATGGGAGCTTCAAGTTGAGATACATGGAGAGAAGACATCTACTGCTGTCAGCGCAAAAGGCGTATCTAAACGGGATGTAGCAGAGCAGATCGGTAAGAGTCATGCATCTCTCATCAAGGACATCCAGAGAGCTGATGCCCTTAGAATCTTCCCTGAGATTAGCAAAGCTAAGAACGCAAGTGATGCAGATAAGATGATAGGGAAACTCCAGGAAGAAATGCTGAGAGCTGAGCTCTCTAAGAGAATCCAGAACAAGACTGTAAACTCATCTATTGACAAGATTCATCAAGATCTTGCTAACCAGTATATGATAGGAGACTTCTTTGATGGAGTAAAGAATGTTCCTGATGGCTCTATTGACTTTATCGAACTTGATCCACCTTATGCAATAGATCTCAATGCGCAGAAGAGAGATATGTCTCTTGGTTATACAGATAACTATAATGAAGTTGATAGAAAAAACTATCCTGATTTCCTTCATAACCTGATAAAGGAATGTTACAGGACAATGTCAACATCTAGTTGGATGGTTATCTGGCACGCTAAGGAATGGGGAGCTTATATAGAAAGTATCCTGAATAATTATAAAGATCTAAACTATGATAAAGCTATCTGGTACAAAGGAACAGTGGGACAGACGAACTCTCCCAACACTCATCTTGCCAGCTGCTTTGAGCCATTTATCTATGTGAGAAAAGGAAATCCTTCTATCATTCGCCAAGGTCGCAGCAACGTCTTTCACTACAAACCAGTCCCAGGCGCAAGAAAGATTCACCCTACAGAACGGCCGATAGAGCTTATCCAAGAAATCTGTCAAGTCTTCTGTTGGGAAGGTGCAAGGATAATGGTTCCCTTCTGTGGCTCTGGCAATTCCCTTCTTGCAGCAAATAACCTAGGCATGACAGCCTTTGGATGGGATTTATCTCAGCCTTATAAAGATGGTTATATAATAAGGGTCTCAGACAGTAGACCTGGAAGTTACCGTTCGTATAAAGAGGAGGTGATTTAAATGATAGATTTAAAATTCTATATCGCTGGTATGCAGTTTAGACCAAAAGAGGAAATTGCTAAAGCTATACAATCTATAAAAGTCGATGATGAACTTATCCTCAGATGTGAACCTACTAATAAGTTCGATCTTTTTGCAGTAAGAATTCTTGCTTTTATAGAAGATCATAATTTCTTCATTGGTTATGTTCCTAAGAAGTTTAGTGCTCAAGTTACACAAGCACTAAATATGGATACGAAGCTAACGTGCACAGTCTCTAAGATAGATACAGAAGCACAGACATGGGCTATGTGTGAAGTAAGAATAGTGGAGGGATAGATATGCCTAAAATAGTAGGTGGCTCAGGCCCTCTTGATGCAAGAATAGTAATGGTTGGGGAGGCTCCAGGGGTAGAGGAGGAAAGGGCTGGAAAGCCTTTTGTAGGAAGTTCTGGAGAACTCCTCACCAATATAATGCACGGACTTGGCCTATCTCGTGAAGAGGTCTATGTAACTAACGTAGTTAAGGAGCGTCCTGTTGCGAATAATATAGAACTCTTTATAAAGTTTGATCGAGGTAGAGTTCTTGCGACTCCATCTTATTATGAATATGAGAAGATTCTTTATCAAGAGTTAGAGCAGACTCACGCAAATGTCTATGTCGCTATTGGTGGAGTTTCTCTCTATGCTCTGACAAGAATGGATAAGATAACCAAACGAAGGGGAAGCATTCTCCAAGGAACATTCCCTCCTACTGGCGGTAAAGTTATCCCTATTATCCATCCAGCTTCTGCTCTACGAAACTATCTCTTCTCTCACTTCATTCGCTTTGATATGAAGAGGATTATAGAAGAAAGTGCGTTTCCTGACATTCGTTTACCTGCACGTTCTCTTATTATCGAACCTAGCTTTATTGAATCTATGGCATATATTCAAAGTTGCTTCGACTGCCAACGTGTAGGTTTTGATATCGAAGTTGTGAATGAGGAGATATCATGTATCTCATTTGCAAAAACTCCTTATGATGTTATCTCCATCCCCTTCGTTATGGAAGGTAGAGACTACTTCACAGTAGATCAAGAAGCAGCTATCTGGCTGGAGATTGCAAGGCTTCTTGAGAACCCTGATATAGAAAAGGTAGGCCATAATGTTTGTTTTGACTCAACCTTCATATTTATTAAACTTGGAATCAGAGCCACAAATCTTAAGGATACAATGGTGGCGAGTTCAATTTGCTATCCTGATTTTCCAAAAGGACTTGACTTTGTTACTTCAATTTGCACTAAAGAACCCTACTACAAAGACGATGGTAAGAAATGGTTCAAGTTTGGTGGGTCTATCCGTGATTTCTGGGTATACAATGCTAAGGATTCTGCTGTTTGTACTGAGAGTGAAGATGTCCTTAGGACTGAAGTCCAGCGTCAAGGGAATGAGGCGGCAGTTGCGAGACAGCTATCTATTATTCCCTCCCTTGTCTATATGCAAGCTCGTGGCATACAGGCGGATAAGAAAGGAATGGATGAAGCTGCAAAGACTAATGAAGAGAAAGTTGGAAAACTTCAAGAAGAACTAAACTCTCTCTGCGGTTATGCGATTAATCCTAATAGTTCTAAACAACTTCAGGATTACTTCTATATCCGTAAAGGCCTTAAGCCTTATGTCTCTCGAAGTACAGGCAACATAAGTTGTGATGAAATGGCTCTTAAGCGGATTGGAAGAAAGGGATATAAGGAAGCTCAACTCATAATGGAGATGAGACATCTTATTAAGATTAACTCAACTTATCTGGAGATGGAGTTAGATGATGATAACAGAATTCGATGTTCGTTTAATCCCGTCGGAACTGAGAATGGAAGGCTATCAAGTAGTAAGACAATATTTGGAAAGGGTGGGAATATGCAGAACCTGCCTCCAGAGATGCTTCGATTTCTTATTGCAGACCCAGGATGTGTACTATACAACATTGACTTGTCCCAAGCTGAGAACCGAATTGTCGCCTACATTGCACCCGAACCAAACATGATCTCAGCCTTCGAAGCTGGTATCGACATTCATAGACAGACAGCAGGTTTAGTCTTTAACAAAAAAGCAGAGGATATAAGTGATGAAGAAGGAAGTAGTAGCATTGGGGGTGGACTGTTCAGTGAGAGATTTTGGGGGAAGAAAAGTAACCACTCTCTCAACTACGATCTCGGATACAGAGCCTTTGCGCTTGTTTGTGAAATCCAAGAAAGTGAATCTAAGTATATCGTTGAAAGATATCATTCTGTCTACCCTGGTGTCCGACAGTACCATGCGTGGATACGTGCACAGCTTAGTAAAAATAGGACAATTACAAATTGTCTTGGACGCAAGCGACTCTTCACTAATAGATGGGGAGACGAGCTTTATAAAGAAGCATACGCGTTTATCCCACAGTCAACAGTAGCAGATATTATAAATGAAAGAGGTCTATCCTACATTATGGATAATCCTCTCTTCTATGGCGTGGAAATCTTGAATCAAGTTCACGATAGTCTGGTAGTGCAGATCAGTTACGAACTCGTACCTGTTCAGCATCATGCAGAATGTCTAAAACTTATAGTCAACTCTCTTCAGCAGCCTATATCTTTTCGCGGTCAAACATGGAGTATTCCCGCAGATGTGAATGTAGGAATTAGTCTGAATAAGAAGAAGATGAAGGGAGTTAAAGTAAATGGAAAGACTATTGAAGAACTGGCTGGACTCTTATATGGAATACACCAAGAGATCAGAACCTCCTAGACTATATCATAAGTGGATGGGAGTCTCAGTTATAGCTGCTGCCCTTCGTAGAAAGTGTAAGCTAAAGCTAGGGACTCTCACCTTTTACCCTAATATGTACATCGTCCTGGTGGGGCCATCTGGAAAGTGTAGGAAAGGAACAGCGATGGGACCTGGAGAGGATTTGCTTACTGATCTAGGGATAAAGGTTTCATCTAACTCAATAACAAGAGAAGCTCTCGTTCATCAGCTTAAGACTTGTAGTGATACTAACATAACACCAGATGGAAAGATGTCTATGCACTCATCTCTCACCATCTTTAGTAAAGAGCTAACAGTCTTCCTTGGCTATAACAACCAACAGCTTATGGCTGACCTTACTGATTGGTATGACTGTGCTAACAAGTGGGAGTATCGTACAAAGAACATGGGGACAGATGATATAACAGGTATCTGGGTGAACTTGATAGGAGCTACGACTCCTGACTTGCTACAGACAACACTCCCTCGAGATGCAATAGGTGGTGGGCTGACAAGCCGTATCATCTTCGTCTACGAGAATAAGAAAGATCATACAGAACCATTCCCTGTGCAGACACAAGGAGAGTTAGACCTATGTGATCTTCTTCGACAAGACCTTGAAAGGATATCTATGCTTCAAGGTGAGTATACCGTAACCCCTGGCTTTATAGATAGATGGATAGAGTGGTACGTGAAAGTAGATAACTCTCCTCCACCTTTTGAAGATCATAGATTCGCTGGCTACTTTGAACGTCGACCTACACATATGTATAAACTATGTATGATCTTCAACGCAGCAAGAAGCGATGATATGTGTATAGATGTTATTGACTTTGAGAGAGCTCTTGAGCTTCTTATGCAGACAGAGAAGATGATGCCTTATACATTCTCTGGTCTTGGCAAGAGTCCTCAAAGTGATACTCTTAACAGAGTCCTCACAGTTATCGGAATGAGGAAGAAGGTCTCTATCTCAGAACTCCAGAATATGTTCTGGGCTGATGCGGATAAGAAGACGTTGGAGGGTATAGTTGCTACTGTTATTCAGATGAAGTATGCTATGCCAAGTTATGAAGGTAAGGAAGAGTTCTTGATTTATAACCCTAAACAGACTGCAAAGGCGGGACAATAAGCGCTATGGTAAAAAAATAACCAAAGAGGATGAGAAGAATAGCTAACTTCCCATCCTCTTTTTTGTTATCGAAGATCACTCGCATCAGGATACCGTTCCAGAATCTCCGGTCTCCTACTAATCTCAGTCTGCAAAAGACGTCGCTGCTTTGCGTCAAGAACACGATACACTGCAGCACGTCTAAGCGTACCTGGGTTGATGTTATACTTAGTCATATTACTAAGCGTATCATCTGACAAAGGCTCTCCCTTTGCAATCGTGTCAAGAATATCATCTACCGTCTTCATCTTCATGTCTGTTATCTTCTGTGTCCGTTTAACAAGAATTTGCTCTTCAGTCCTAATACGGTTAAGCTCAAGTGGCTCAGCTCCCATGACACTCTTAGTAACAAATGCTTCTGTGTTATCTATATGCCACAACCTACGACCTCTCTCATCCTTCACCCAACCATCTTTATCAACTACCTGCTCAAAAATCTTTGCGTAATGACGATAGATAGGAAAGCTACCTCCAACAAAGGTACTAATATCAGAACCATCTATTCCCTTTCCTTCCATCAAGGGGGTAACGAAGTTCTTATGGAAACTAACGATATCAGATAACGTAGGCCCTAGCCAATCTTTCATAGTTGTAGGGAATTGGAAAGTAGCCGCTGCAGATACATCAACCCCAAGAGCTCCACCGACTCCTCTTGATGTACGAGGATAAGCCTTATTCATATACTCTTCTACTTCATCTATAGCACCTAGCATCCCTAAGATAGGAAGTGACTTAGCAACTATAACAAGTCCACGAGGTCCAGCAAGAGCAACTTGCATCCCTATATAACGAGCAATTTCAGGGCCTCGAAGGGTAGAGATAAACTCAAGTTCCTTCATCATATAAGGCTTAAACTGTGTAATAAGACGACCAGTTGGACCTCTCATAAGTTCAGGAAGCGAAGCCATATCATAGGTGAATTGCTGGAAGCGAACACTCTTTATAGCTATATCCCTCGCTGCTTCTTCTGACATTCCATCAGCTCTTGCCATGAGATAGTTCGTCGCTGCGGTTAACTTACGGACTGGAATCTCAGGAGCTTGGAAGGCTCCAAGAGGTTCTATAACAGCATGAACTATTTTACCTGCTTCTGTCTTCGGCGCCTTCAGTATACCAAGTCTCTCAAACGTACCACGAGTAGAAAGCTCACCAGTTGCATCTTCTATAATATTCATCCCAAGGTGATCTTCCATTCCCTTGATGAAGTTCTTACCTTCTTCTGTCCGAAGGAACTTCATACCATCTGTCATATACTTAATACCAGTCTTAACCCAGATATGACCGGTACCACTAGCACCATTTATTAATCCCTTTACAGGCGCATAACTAAGCTTGAGGTTAGCTTGGAGTTCACGAGTCTTCTGGATAGTCTTAGAATAAAGACCCCTCTGTCCAGTTCCCTCAAAGATACTATCCACAACCTTATCGATGGGATAGTAACGACCTTTAACATCTGTCATAAACTGCTGGAGATAGTCACTCTCTTCTTTATTAAGATAAGGTCTCTTAACATCTCTCGTCTTAATAGAACCATCCTTTGCTTTATAAGTCTCTGTCCCAATAATCTCACTCTTCGCAAGAGCTTGTCTTATCTCTTGAATAGCAGGATCAAGGGCAAGCTTCTTATGGACACTATAGGAATAGTTATAAAGAACATCAAAGATATTCTCCTCCCCCTGAAGAAGATCATTTCTCTTCTCAAGATAAGGAGAGTATGCCTTCGTAGGAGTGATAAAGAATCTATCCTTAATTCCTTTCTGCGCAAGACGTCTAGCTGTAGCGTTGTTGACATCTTGAATAGTATCCATTATACCTTTCTGAAGATTAAAGACCATACGGTTGTAACTACGTCGACTTAGTCCTGTTGCTAGTTCTTCAGTGTTAAAGTCGGAGTCTATCTGATAATCCCTCTTAACTCCCTCAGCAAGATCTTTTTCAACAAGAGCTATATGCTTACGAGCTGCATCTTCCGTCGAGACAGCACGAGCATAGAGCTTACCTCCACTAACGATACGAAGGTTTCCCTTTTCATAATGAGTAACATAGTTCTCTATCCCCCACTTATCAATCGCTTGATAGTCAGCGAAAGTATCCTTAACAACATCTTCATCAAGCCATCTACGAACCTTTCGTCGACCAAGCTTATCAGGAACTATATGCTCTTTATACTTAGCAAGAACCTCTTCCATCGGTCTCCCTGCGATCAACTCAGAAAGAGCAGCATTCTCATCTTCATTGAGGTTCCTCTTTATATCATCTCTCTTAGAATCCTTAATAAGCTCAAGCATTGCCTTCTGTTCTTTCGAGATCATATCTGCTGCCTTGAGTTCCATAGGATCAGTTGAGGTTATCTTACCCTCGATAATTCCCTTTATCCTCTTCTGTTTCTCAACTGAGTCAAGAAGAGTCTGCGCTGTTCTAAACAACTCATTAGAGCGAGAAGCATTTCCCTTTCCTGTCTCGATAGCATTCTGTGTTTTATAGATAAGAGGCTCTACTTTTTCATTCTTACGATAAGCAAAGGCAGGTGTCTCAAGCTTAGTCCTAGCAAAGCGACCTAGGCCCTTAGCAAGATTAGAAAGAACTCCCTCTACATGAGCCTCATCAGTTCGCATAGATAGTTTAGAGCCATTGATTTCAGAGACAAGTTTCTTAGATGGAGCATCTTCTTTTATCTTCTCTGACTGAGCCTTGGTCTTGATATAGCTAAGAAGAGAACCAACTCCAGTAGGGTCGCTATAGAGAGTGTACTCAGAAGGGGTCTTTTGAGATATAGGAATATAAGGAACATCCTCACTAGATATAATATCTTCCTTCCCATACTTCTTCATTAAGCTAGGAATCTGTTTATCATATAGATACTTAAGTCCTTCCCCACCGACTTTGATATCTACACCTTGCAACACATAAGCATCTCGTCCAGCTATATTCTCTGGTTGCACAAGTTTACTAGCAGCATCTTTACCTATATAATCTGCAACCTTATCTGGTAATACTGTTTCTGATATTACTTGATTTCCATTTTTGTCTACAGCAATAAGATTATTATCTTCAGGCCAGTATTCTACTCGTTGAATCTGCTTACTCAAATCATACCTATTCGCTTGCATCTCCCCAGTAGTCCAAGCAACTCCATCAAAGCCATCTTCTTTAGCCTTTAACAAGATTCTCTTCACACCAATATCATAGATCCTTTTCTGAAGAGCTTCTGGCATCTTGCTTTGGTTATCAGGATTAGGTCCTTGGAACTCTTCAACAAAGAGAATCTTCTTTCCACCTACAATGTCTTTATCACTTCCATTAGTATCAGACCATTTTCTTAACATTTCTTGAGCATCTGCGTGAGCTCTTTGACTAGCTTCTAAGTCAGATAAACCAGAAGATTTGTAATTATCTTTATAAAAATTATAAAACTCTTCAAACTTTTTATCCCTAACTTCAGGAGAAATCTTCTTAGTCCCCCCAACAACTCTCTCATTATACCTAATCCTTACAATAGGATTCGAGATGGATGAGTACTGTGAGTGACCGTCTTGCCAACTCCCTAAAGGTAAACCTTTGTCTAAAGCATCTAAAGCTTCATCAAACCCAGGTTCTCCTCTTCTTGGAGTACGATTACCTTTACTTATATTTGGAGCCGTCACAAACATCTCTCTATAACTTCCAGGTTCATAACCAGGTTCTGAGTATTGTTCGAAGTGGGTATAAGTATTATTTTCATATTCTGTTCTCCCAGGAATTCTATCAACTTCTCCCAACACAACATCTTCAAACTTAGTCCCATTAGCTGCTAAGCTATCCTGCACATCCTTCTTCGAAACAACTCCTCTCATCCCGCTAGTAATATTATCTATCTCAGCATCTGTAACTCCATTCCCCTTAAGCATCTTCTTCAACTGGTCAACAGGCATTCTGTTCCCCATCTTCTTCTCAATAACTCTCCCAAGAGCAGAGAAGAACTTAACTGCCTGATCAGTTCCAAGCATACCAAGAGTGAAACCATCTTCCTCTTCAGGAAGCTCTCCAAGTCCTTCATCCTCTAGCTTCTTATTCCACTCCTCCTCTATCTTCTTATAATCTATCGGCTTCCCTCTTCTCTCTTTCCCCTTAGCATTCTCTACAACTAATGCAGCTTCTTTCTTTGCAGCAATCTCTCTATTTCTCTTCTCAAGAGCAAGCTTCCATCTAAGGGCAATCTCCTCCTTCGACCTAGGAACATTCTCCATAAGTGCATCTGTTGTATCATCAAGAAGGTTTCGCTCCTGGAGCTTTGTGATGAGTTGGGCGATAAGGGGCATAGGTTCGTCACTTGCTTCAATTTCAGCTATCTCCTTTTCTGTATCTGCTATGACCTTAGCTCTTCGTTCAGGTGAGAGAATAGGTTGATCTTCACTAACCATCCTAGCTCTTGCTACAGCATCTACAGTTCTTGCTACTTCCTCAGCCTTCGCAATTATCTCGGGAGAAGGAGGAGGCATATTCTTAGCACGGTCGATAGTAGCCTTAGCTTCTTCACCGGACATCTTCTTTATCTCAAAAGGTTGATATCCCATTCTTTGGAGAGTAAGAATATCATTGCGATCTTTGGTAATTTTTTTACCATAGGGTTTCTCGGCTATACCTACTGGTTGTGCATCTGCAGCTTTCCTTTTCATCAGGTCGCCAAATGTTTCTACCATTAAACCAACATCTTCAGAATTAGCATCAATAAAGTCTTGAATAATCTTAACTTGATCCTCTCTCTTGCCTGTTTTAAAGAAACCATTTGGATAATCTAGTTCATCTAAATGCTCAAAACCTTCATATGTTTTATAGATATGATCAACTAGAGGTTGAAAATCTTTTTCTGGAATTTTGTTAAGATTAATACCAACTGAGTTAACTTCTGATACAGTAAGATCTGCAGAAGCTATCATACCTGCATCAATAGCTTCTTTATTAGTCTCATTTCTAGGTACCCCTTCTACAATAGAAGAAGCAGAAGCAGAAGCAGAAGGAATAGAGACTTCCTTCTTAATCCCATCATCAAGAATCTTAATAAGCTCTTTATCTGGCAGTCCAGCTATATCCCCCTCACTATAACCAAGCTCTTGAAACTTAGTAATAGTCTCAGGGGGAAGAGGTTCTAGATTAAGCTCTCCCTGGATAGGCTTCTCTGTCTTAATAAGAGGTTCCTCTACCGCAACCTCACTCTCTCCTTTCGGCACAAGAAGTTCTTCATCTTGAACAATAGGATTCTCTTCCTTAGCCTTCGCATCTTTAAATCGCTGAAGTTCTTCCGCCGCAACAGGATCTGTCTCAGCCTTCTTAGCTAGCTCATGTTCCATCTCAGGGGGAGTTATCTTCCCTCTTGCTCTTCGAAAGATCGCTCTACCTACAATCCCAAGACCCGCAAAGGCAGGATGTAGAATAGCTGTCGCTCCAGCAAAGCCAACTGCTTCCTTTCCACCCTCTGCCAACTTCTCTCCTATCGGCGTACCAGAAGGAGTTCCTGCAACTGTACCTACAACTCCACCTGCGATAGCCGCACGAGGGATAGCTCTAGCAGTTCCAGCAAGTATTCCTTCTCCTTTAACTGGAGCAATAGCAGAAGCAACCTTTGCTAGACCTGGAACTTTACTCATTAACTTAAGCGCTGCAAACTCACCACCAGCATAAAGAGGAAGCTGGGGAATGAACTCAGTAACTCCCGCAGCAACTTGACCTGGAAGCGAAGTCTCAGGATTCGCAAGAGTCTTCTGCGTAGCTTCATTATTCCCAAAGAAGCCACCCTTAAGATATTCATTCTCTTTCGCTATCGCTGCCTTTCCTTCATCTCCAACAAAGTAACTAGCTACATTATTAAGCATCTGGGCTGTCCTACCCATACCGACATTAAGATGTCCAACAGCCCTCTCGGCAAAGTTAGGAGTCTCAGGATACTTCTTCTGAATATAAGCAAGAGCATCTTCATTTGAAGTCCCTTCAGGAAAGTCTAAAGATGTGCCATCATCAAGTTGTACCTGCATCTTAGTTACCTCCACCTTGATTAAAGAGTTGGCCTGGATTTGCTGAAGGTGTACCTCCACTTGGATTAAATAGATTCTGGAACTGACCAGAGTGATCCTTCTTAGTTCCTACAGTTTCTTTAAGATCCTTAAGGGTAATGGTTCTCTGCTTCGGAGGAGGGATAACAGTTGTAGGAAGGGGCGTAGAAACCCAGCCTGGAATACCTCTAGCAATCATATTCTTCTGTGCAAGAAGGGTTCTAAGCTGAATATCAGTATCAGCGCTTCTTATATTCCCCATAGCCATCGCTAGTTGCTTAGCCTGTTGACCTTCAGGTGTATCAGGAAACTCACCTACAGACTGCTTCTTGATGAGGCCATCTATCTGCCTATCAATACCCTCTATCTGCTTAATAGCTATATTAACAAGAGAATCTGCTCTTTGATCTTTCCTAGCATCCGCAGCAATTCTGGCATTCTCACGAGTAGCATCTGCTCTAACCTTAACATCTTCCATCGCTGCAACTGCAGAGACTCCATGAGGACTAAGGATTCCCATTCTTGATATCTGCTCGAAAGTATAAGGAGTACCTGCAACTGGTTTATTCCTTATCTCAATAGGAAGCTTCTCAATCTCAGAGAGGGCAAACTGTGTCTTCATCTTCTCTGACTCAGCTGCTGCTCTCGAAGGCTCACCTGCATGACGAAGAGTAAAGGCCTGCCCTTCAGGAGACATCTGCCAATTCTTATAAGCAGCTTCGCTTCTATGATATATCGAAGCAGATGCAGTCCCTTCACGAAGTCCAGGTGCAGCTAGATCCTTGTTAGTCTGTTCCCTAGATGTAAGATTATAGTTATAAGCTCCAGTAACTTGCTCTGGTGTCATAGTCATAGCAACACTTTCAGGAAGAGCACTAGGTCCAAAACTCTGAGCAGTAGGTATAACTCCAGTGGAAGGCTGCTCAGAGAAACTACCTGCCACCGGCACTGTAGGGTTTGTGTTATTTGCCTCAGTAGGATTTGCTGCGAATGCATCCTTGATAGGCTCAAACCCAAAGCCAGTTGAATTAAACTTTCCTGCTTTATCTATAAGCGCTGCATAGTCTTTATGTTTCTGTGCAATAGCAGCTACGTTGTTCGCTGGAGTTGTAGAAGTCTGTGTAACAGGAGCCCCTCCCATCTTATTCTGCGCAGTATTAACCGCTTGAGCCTGAGACATCTGCGCTGCTACATTCCCCATAGCCTCACCCGCAGACCCTTTCTCAGACATACCTGCTCCAACTTTCCCTACTGCATATGCTAACATCCTAATCTTATCAGGATCTTGGTACCAAGGAACTGCGGTAGGTGTTAATGCTTCATTTTGTGAGTTATCTAACATAAGACTCTTCACCGTATTAGGGTCACCTCCAACTACTTCAGGATTAAACATACTTGCATAATCTGCCATCTTGTTCTCCTTTTCTTTATTTGTCTATCTATATGTATAAATATGATAAGGGTGAAGGTAATAAGAACATCGTTACATAGTCCCCGACACTTGCCCCTTCTTCCATCATCATCTTCGCAATACCAACATGAGTTCCTATTTCAGCCCCAACAATAGCTCCAACCCATCCACCTATTTGAAAACCTACTTGCGCTCCGGTTACTGTATCTGATGCAACTGAGAGATATTTTGATGTAGTAGACCTTGTCCTTCGTCGATATACCTTTTCCCAAGATTTTGCTCCACGTATAGTCCCTAATGCTGCATTAGTAAAAGACATAGCCTCAAATGGCCAGATAACTTTCTTAGTATCAAATTTATAGTTAGAATTATCTGTATTTATCTTAGATATAAAATAACCTTTCATTAAGAGAGCATAAGTTGATATAAGTTCCTTCTCATGATTTAGACTAACTGTATAGTTCTTATCTTCTGTAAGAAAAAGATCTACTTTATTATTAAGACTTATAGCTTCAATAGACTTAAGTCTTCTATCTTCAATTACAGCTTTTCCTACTACAAATGAAGAACTAGTAACTGTATTAGTATCCCTCATACTAAGCTGAAACTTAGTAAGATTTTCCTTTATAGTCTTATCATCAAGAAGTTCTATCTCTTTCTCAATAACTTCATTTACATTACTATCTTTAACAATCTTTCCAAATGAGTCATTCCAATAGACCTCAATATCAAGGCCAGCCATGTGAGTACCAAACATCTCAACAAGAGATGGGAAGCTACTAAGGGTATAACCAATAGAGAAAAAGTTACTATCTACATCCAGATGAGTATAGGAATCATATAGATACTTACCAAGAGCAATATTCTGTCTCTCAACTATATTATTAAGAAAGTCATTATGTAGATTCTCTATATAAGGAGCATATCTTCTTGTAATGGACGTATCTCCGTTACTTTGATTACTCCCACCACCTGTGTCTCCCATTAGATTCCCCTAATAAGTCAACGCTGCTGCAACGCCAAGAGCCGCACCACCTGCTGCACCATATCCAGCACCAACAGACTCTATCTGACTCCCAACCATAGCCCCCATTGCTGCTCCACTTAGTGCTCCACCTATAACCTTTGATGCAGTAGAAGCCCCAGCAACATCTGTCTTACTGTTAGTCGCACCTTGGAGAGCGCCAAGAGCTGCTCGCTCAAAGTCAAGAACTGTAAAAGGCCAGAGAACATCCTTAGCTGCCATAGCATAGTTGATTTCATCTACATCTGTCTTCGCTGAGAAATAGAATTTCATAATCTCAGCATAGAGAGCTACAACACTATGGTTCCACTGAAGATGTGTCTGCCATCTTGCTTGTGCTGTTGGGATAAGACGATAGACTAGGTCAGCTGAGAATTTCGCAAGAGACTTAGCTTTTCCATCTTCTATAATAGCCCTACCAATAACATAAGATGAACTAAGTGCAGCATTTATGTCTCTCATACCTACCTGCATCCTAGGAATTCCATTAGTCTCTATATCATCATCCATAAGAGCACTCTCAGCAGCAACAAGATTATGGACAACTGTCGAGTCTATAGTATCATCATAAACTTGTGTCCAAAGTGCATTCACATCAAGGCCAGCCATAAACTTGCCATATATGTCGTAGAGAGATGGAAAGCTAGAGATTAAATTCCCCGTGCCAAAGAAAGCACTGTCTACCTCTACGTCTATATAGTTAGTAAAAGGAGATACACCTACTGTGGCATTTCTATATGCTTCAATATTAGCTAGAAAAGCTGAATGATGAGACTCTATGTATCCTGCGTATCGTATCGTAGTTTGGGAATCTCCACCACTACTGCTTCCACTACTACCCATAATAGACCTCCTATATCTTTATATTAAAGACTCTTGTTCTTTCTTTAAAACCAATCTGTTCTATCAACTTCCACACTGCACTATTACAAGAGTTTGTAGATAGATATTGACACTGTTCCTTTTCTGCAAAAGCTTTTAGATAAGGGAAGTCCTGCATCCAGACATCTATATTCTGAAACTTCCAAGAGTACATACTCTGGAGGTATAGATACTTTCCACCCTTTATTTTATCAACTAATACTCGTGTAATAAGAAGAGCTTGCAGAACTCTTTTCTCATCTATCCTAACAAAACATTGAGCTTTATCACTAAGAAGGGCATGAAGAAGTTCATTAAGATAATAAGGCATATCCTTTTCATCTATCTCATCTGCCTGAACTACAGAGAACTTAATTGCATCCCAGAAGTCTGGAATCTGATCTGCTAATAATTTTACTATCATATTGATACAGCGCTCCTATTTTTTGATAATGAATCTAGATATGAGTAGTTATGAATAGTTCCATTTATCTTAAAGTAATCAAGTTCAAAGTAGGAATATGTAATAGCCTTCAAACGAAAGCGGAATTCTATTCCATAACAAGGAATTACTGTTATCCCACTAGGATTAACCTTATGCCAATTTAGCGTTCTAAAGGCAGCTGAGTTATCTTTTCGATAATCAATAGTTGTCCATAGATCAATAGAAGAATCAACTCCAATTTCAAGAGATGCTATAGTCTTTGGCTTTCTACTCCCCATATCATATATATCTGTACAGATTTCAAAGAGAGGAGTACTTATTACACTAGACGCACCAACATAAAGAGTTCCACTTTTTCTACCTATTCCTGTTATATTAATAGGACCAGATGTTAAACTCTTCTCTTTAATAGAGTAGATAAAACCAACTATTCCGTCACAGATATAGATAAGCTTTTCTTGATAATCATAAGACATAATGACACTAGAAAGAAGGGGATCTAGATATTCACTATAATCAAGAAGTTCTAGTAAATCTCCTAATTTATAAAGCTTTCCACTCTCATCAATAAAGAATTGCTCAAGGTCATCCCCACAAACAGCACCCTTTCCTTTTAGTCCAACTCGATGGATAGTCTGTAGACCGTAGGAGATAGAGGATGGAACAAGATAGGAAACCCCATTCTCTCCATATGCAACAACCTTGCCCCCAAGTTTCTTAAGTGCATAAACCCAACCAGGCCAATCAAGAGGACGCTCTCCTGCAATATTATCCTTCCAGACTGTAAAGTCTAGAGAACCAATATTAGACCACTTAACCCAGTTTAGTCTCGTTGCTGCAACTGCGATATCTGGGGTTCGTACATCTATGGTTAATGTAACAATAGATGCAGTTGTTGTACTTAAGAGAATACCAACAACAGGAGTTCCAAGCTGGCTTATAGTTAGTTCTATAGGGGATGCAGATATACATATATTAAGCCATGTTCCAAGTTGGGTAACTGTGATAAGAGGAATCCCACGAGGAATACCATTTCCATCTACAGTAGCACAACTATTAACAGTATCAAGGGCAGTATTCCTCGCAGCAGCAGGAGTACTAGATAAGTTCCCACCCTGCCATGTTAATATGTCTATAGTCGAAGCAGTTACATTAATAGCCATTATTCATACTCCCTTTGGTTAAATTTTAACCATAGCCATTAAGCAATACGTACTGCGATATTACTAATAGTCGCTGTTCCGCCATCAGCCTGAGTCTGATTTCCACCAAAGTCTATATAGCCAATAATAGGATCAGCTACAGTAACTCCTGCCGCTATCACAGTATCATCATAGATAATGGCACCTGGGGTAGGTCCTATTACACCACCACTTGCAGTCCATGTTACGTTAGACCATGTGATAGCACAACGATCATTAGTATCATCCTCAGTCACTGCGACACCACTTAATGTTTTAGTGTTTGCAGTATAGCCATTAGCAGTAGCAAGCTCACTTGCTGAGACATCTGCATAGCCATGATGTGTGTCTACGTTAAACACGAAGCCACTTTGCATAAGGATGATCTTAAAAGAATCATTAGCAAAGTCGATAATCTTAGACGCCAATAAGAACTTCATTTTGTTACTTGCATAACTTGCCATTTTGTTACCTCCACTTTTTTGTTTAGTTATCTACCAGTTTACTGGAGTTATTCCAGCCCACTTATTTACACCCTCTTTCCAACTTATTACACTTTCTTTCGTAAAGTTACTTACTACATCTGGAGTCCATTTATTACTATCTCTATACACATAGCCTTTTAAACTAAATGGCCATTGATCAGTATTATCAAATACTGTATTTGTTATAAGCTTTCTTGTTCTTGTGTCATATATTAGTGTGGCTATACTTATAGTATCTGTTCCATAGTTAGGGCCGTATCCTTCATAAACAATTAAATCATTATAGTAGTGTTTAGTATCATCTTCTGCAAGAGAACCAGATGTACGAAGAGTTTGCCAAGCTAAGAAATAACCGTTATAGACTCTATGCATTACTTTCTTCATTTTAATTTTAGTAAGATTTAAATAATTACCTATTATATCATATGCTCCCATAGAGTTCCACATAAGACAATTCTGAAATACTGCAGTGGGAGTAATAGTACTATTTGACAAAAGGATTGAGTAATACGACCTATCATCAAGTCTACATTTACTACAAGTAAGATCATCTGAGCTATAACTAAAAAGTACACACGGATATGTGGCTACAGCTGGATTTATTCTAAAACCTTCCAATACAACAGTATTTCCATTAGGTACTACTCGTCCTATAGTTGTATTAGTATAATCACCTAAACTTTTTACTATAAGAGTTTTACCTCCGCTTATCGGGTATACATCACTAGTAGAATAATCTCCTGGATCTACAAAAATAAGTACAGTACTTCCAGCCGCAACACTATTCATTGCTGCAACTATTGTAGTATAGTCTCTTCCTGTTGGCCCTACTGTAAGTACATTACTTATATCAATTCCTTGGTATCTCCACCTATAAACAAATAACTTAGAATATCCAGTTACCCAATAACCACAAGGTTCGTGTCGTTCTGTAGCTACCTTAGTATAATTAGGATTATTAATATAACCAAACTTACTTCCTTGTTTAACAAGAGGCCAAGGAACTTGATTTTTATCATCAGTTACCCATTTTCTATTATCATATGCAGCAAATGGAAGATCGTGAATCCAATCTTTCCAACTACTCATATAAGAATAAGGAATAAAGAGAGCTGATAGGTAAGATGGTCTTATAGATATCTCTATAGCATCCGCAATAATAAAGATATCTCCTTCATAGAAGATATCTTGATCATCATATAGAACGTATGCTAAGTTTGAATTAAGAGTTCCCATCTCTATCCTGTTGTCATAGTCCCAAGTTGTGTATTTGTTACTGTAATTGGAGAAGAAGGAAGAATCATATTAGCACCAAGACCACCTGTTACTATATCTGGTGCACCGACAAGAACTTGACCATTATAGTTGCATATAGTTGTAGTAGTTGGCAGAGTTGTAGAAAGTGCATAGGTTCCACCTATATCCCTAACAACTGCAATCTCTCCATTACTTAGATAGACATAGTTGTAGAAATCAACAAGTGCCCATGTACCTCCAGGAGAAGTAGTTGTATACTTAAGAACTAATGCAGCTCCATCCCATTCATATATCTTAGTAAGTCCACAGACTATAGTCATATTAGTTAAGACAAAGATTTGTGGAAAAGGAAAACCATCTGTTATCGTAGTAGTTGCCATTCTTGTAAGACTATCCATTACCTGAAGAGATCCATTTAGACCTATTGCCCCTGAACAAGTTATAAGAGAATCACTATTTCTAGGATTCTGCTTTACCCTTCTTAGGCCTTTAGATAGATCTTTATTATCTATCGTAAAGGTAAACTTTCCACCTCTGGCAACTGTGATGTCCATAGTTAGATTTCCCCATTACCCTTCATTTCTGTTTTCTTAAAATCAATATGACTAAAGTCCCGTCTAGGTTCAGTGCGAGGTACAGAGGTTATATCAATAGTCTTCTCTATATCAATCCTTTCCTTAATAAAAGGAATAGCTTTTTCAAGAAGATCTTCATACTTCATTCCAGGTGAGTCACTCTCTACTTTTTCAAGAACAGACGCAACTGCTTGTTTATGATCTTTAAACTCAGGATGATCTGTATAAAACTTACTATTAATTTTATTAAGAACTACATGTTGAGTCATAAGATTTCCTATAACCTCAGGAAGACTTAACAAAATTCGCTCTGATGCCGCTACTATAATTTCTTCTCTCTCTTCATCTGTTATCATAACTATCCCTTCATTATAAGTGAGCCAGTTAATTCTTCTTCAACTATATCATTATCTATTCCAATAACATCCATCATCATAGTGTCTTTATAACTCTTTATACTATCCTGCCCTTGATAAAAATTAGACAGCTCAAAAAGGGCAGCCTTTACAAGAGTCTCAGGGTGAACTTCTGTCCAGTATGATCTTGTCTGAGTCCAGACGCTTCCACTTAGAGTGGCAGAGAGTGTAGGACTATAAAAGAGACCAACTATCTCAATCGTATAAGTTCCATCAGGCGGAGGCATTATTACTAAACCATGATAGTTATAATGCTGTGCAGGAGCTGTGGCACTATATAGAAGAAGATCACTTACATTATACATACCAGTTGAGCTAGCAAGAGTATCAGGATAAGGGCGAATAATAGCAGGTGCATAATATCCAGGTGTTCCTTGGGGAACAGATGAAAACTCTTCATTATAAGATGACTTAAGTTCATTTATAGTAGCTTTTTGAAGTTGAGTCTTGCCATCAGCATTAGATAACCAAACCTCTTTAATCGCACGAAGGCCTACTGTCTTCACGATAAAAGTTCCTGCAGGTACAATAACAGGGTATCGAGCAGAGGCCTTTCCAGTTGAAAAGCCAAAGAAGCGATCTAGCGTCTTCTGTCCAGCGTTGATAAAGAAGTCAGCTCCAGCATCTTCATCTGTATCAGTCACAAGATCATGTCGACCAGAAAGTTCTATAAACATATCTCTTAAATCTTTATAGTCCACTTTATTACCTCAAATGAGGTACATTACCCATGATAGATAATGTACCTCTGTTAAGTTTAGAACAGAGGAATCTCTTCCCAGAGATAACCAAACTGCATTACTGCCCCAGTTGCTACAGTTGTATCAGTTACAACCGCACGACCAGGAGGCAGAATAATAGCACCATCAATGGGTACTATATTAGGGCAAACAGCAGAGCCCATCGCTGTGTCAGCTGCCTGACCAAGAGTACAGAGAATCTTTTCGATAACAGGGGCTATAATAGTAGCACCCTTGTCGACAATAGCTACAGAAGCAGCATAGCCATTTCGACAACATCTTGGCGTAATATCAGCAGCAAAGCCACTATCAGTAGTTGTTGCCAGAGCAAGAAGACATTCTGCCGTTAATGCGGCAGTTGCTGCATAACTAAACTCATGCACGATAATAAGCTTCCCAGAACCAGCTGGATTACAGAGACCAAGACCAACAAAGGTCGTGTTCAATGTAGTAGAGGTAGTCGTAGGTGTCTGCATTGCTGCTGCAAAGAGACGACCCTCAAGTGCTGCTTCAATCTTACTATTTCGTGTTACCAGCGCACCATCTCTCGCAATACGAAGATATTCCATTGCCGCTAAGGAAGAGCTAGTAACTCCTACCTTTCCCTTCATCTCAGCTGTTACTTTTGTTTCACTCATATTTCACACTCCTTTGGTAATTAATTTACCATAGTTAAAATGGCAGGGAGAGTCTACTGGAAAGACCCTCCCCACCGCCCGTACTGTAGTCAGAGGAGAGAACTACAGTAGATTAAACTGAACTATCAACTCCAATGCCGTTCAGGAATCCCATCGTTGTAGGATGATGAAGTTCGAGGGAGCACTCAGTCAACCACTCTTCATCCGTTGCATCCTTTCGAGCCGCGTTAAGACCAGGGCCAGCCTTCTTTGCGTCACCTTCACCATAGAAATCCGTATCATCAATATACTTGTAGATCAGATTCTGCGGTTCCAGGATAAGCATAGAGTTACGAAGAGTCGCTTCCATTGAGAAGAGAGGATGCGTCAGGAAGTTGACCACGCCCAGAGGAGTCTGCCATCTCGTCACATTGATTCCATAGGTCTTATCAGCAGGACCCAGATTCAGATAAGAACCAGTCTGTGCCAGTGCGTTGAGGCCAAGAAGAGCACCACTTCCACAGAGAGCTAACTTCTCGCCTTTACCGTAGCGGAACATTACTTCAAGGTAAGAGTTCAACCATGCTTCACCACCACCTGCTTCCGTCCAATCCTTACCAGCGTAGGTAGAGTTTAGTGAATAATCATCTACCGTGGCTGCAGAGTCACGACGAAGAACGGTAATAATACCATCCATAGTACGCTCAGGATAACCATTGTCGCCAGTGGTCTCAGATCGTACACCGAAGAGGAATGCCTTCTCCATTTCGATGGAGTGCATTTCCAGTGCCTCTCGTTTCATCTCCGTATAGGCATCTCCCGTGCGAAGACGAGTCTTTCTCGCCGTTCGTGTGATAGAGACAGGAGAACGAAAGATCTGGGTGTAGTTATAGAGCTTCACCGGATCAGTCGTAACGCCAGTAGGCATAATCGCACCTTCAGCATTGATGTTACCTACAATAAGTGCAACATCTGCATCGGACAGATCATGAGAATGACTGGAGTTATCATCTGCTTCCAGCAACTTCACTTTGATATAAGAAGAAGCTCCATTAAGATTCTTCTCAATAACCTTCACGTTCACGTCAACAGTGAAGTCAGATGCATCTCTCAGCAAAACCTGATGGCCGATACGAAACTGCGCACAGTCAGCTGCTGACATCTTGATATAAAGCATATCAGCTACAACTCCACCACTCGTATAAGCAGTTGCCAGAGTTGAGTTAGTATATACCCCAGTAATTGCGGCTCTCTGGGTAGAGAGACTCTTCGTCCACCAATTAAACTCAGGATCATCTACCTTTTCGCTTTTCATCTTACTCATAATAGCCGTAAGTGGTGCAGTACCATTAGGGTACAAGAACAAAATAGATTCCCGATAATTCTTAGGCCTCTGGTCTGTTGCCCAACTTCCAGTGCCTCTCATTCCTAAAAACGCTCCCATAGTAACCTCCTATTTCTCCTGTCAATTATGCAGGAATCTGAATTTTGTAGTTGTAAGATACTTCAACTGCCTTAGCACCATTCATAGTACCTGCCGGTGTATAGAGACCATACGTCTTGGAGAATGTTCCAAGATCATCAGCTCCATCAAAGGTGCCCTTTATCAACTTATCATAGATTGCATCAGGTGCAGCAGGCAGTCCAAGTGCAGGACCTACACCAACTGCAACTTTATCATTTGTGGCAGTTACTGTACCTAATACTTTCGTCCACGTTGCACTAGTAATCTTAGCAAACGCTTTGACTCCATCTACCGTTGTAGACGCAGCCGGAGTAGATATAGTAAGAACGTCTGAAATACCTACACCATTCTGATCTACCCCAACAACTGTTACATAACCAGTAAGATCTGTCGTAGCTGCATCCGTTAAAACTACACGAGCAGTCCTAGGATAATCTGGCTGAGCTGCTATGGTAAGTGCGCCTGCAGTAAGCGTATCTAATGCTACATCAGTAACAATAGTGCAAGCGCCTGCATTAGCATTAGCTACAACAGGTTTCCCAAACTTCATGAAACCTGCGAGTTTAATCCATCCCTTTTCCTTATCCATCTTTATTCCTCCTATTTCTTTAGCTTACGCTAAGCCATGAGTATGAACTCGATATGCTACTTTGATTCTGATAACACCTGTTGCACTTCCACCATTTGTAAAGGCGGTTGCTGCTACAAGGTTGAGACCCTTTGCCTTTGTTCCTGCAAACGCTGCTGCTGCCAGAGGATTGAATACTACAATCTTATCAGATGTAGCGCCAAGAGAGTTTCCAGCTGAAACTACTCCAGTTATAGCAGCACCTCCATTAACATTGACAGTGATATTACCACCAGCTCCATAACCTGCACCTGCATAGTCATAGATCAAAACAGCAGATAGGAGTTCTATAAACTCTGTCGCTGCAGGATCTGCAACAAGAACAACTCCATCAGCATGACCAAGATGGCCAGCTGCAGTGTCTGTAATGTTTGCAGATGTTACGGCAACCTCAGCATATTGAACTATTGAATCATCCAGTTTAGCTGAATTAACTGCTGCCGCTGCAAGAGTCACTGCACCAGATGCTGCGATAGTAGCGTCACCACTCATAGTAACGGCAACTACATCTGTACCATCACCAGTGAGGATCTTGCCAACAGTCTTTCCAACTAACTGAGATACTGCTCCATCAACTCCACCTACAATTAAGTTACCACGAGTAATAGCAGCCATGTCAGCTAGAGCCATCGAACCTGCAGCAATAGTTCCCAGAACATCAAAGTTACAAGATGCACTAGTCCCAACATTTACATAGACACCTTGGCTACCTGTTGTAACATCAGTGTCTATAAAGATACAACCCTTCGCAAACCCATCTCCAGCATCTGTCGGTACCGTAGTTCCAGTTGCCCATAAGATATCATCTGCGTTATCCTTCATTAAAACATCAAAGGTCTCCGCACCAATAGTTGTTGAACGTCCTGTTGGCTTGAAAAAAGGGAGCTCACCTCTGTGCATGAGGCGGTATACTAAGCGACTTAAACCAGCCATTTCTTCATCTCCTTTTTCTTCTTTGTTTAGTCCTTCTTATCTACCCAGTCGCTACCTAGGTTTCTGCTCTTCCTCTTAGACAACATCTTTATAGAGCTTTTTTATGCTTATGTTATATAAAGATTGTTCATCATAAGAGATATGCAATTCCTTTGGTAAATTTATAACCATAGAGATTAATCAATCCCCGATATTAAATCTGCTATTCCCTTCTCCATTCTTGATGTTGGAGTAATTCCACCATTTGGTCTTGCTCCACCTCCTGGGACAAATGCAGGAGTTTCAGTTGGTTGAGACTGCAGAGCTTGTGGAGTTGATACTATTCCTGGTTGTGATGAGCCTATAGATAATCTTGTTCTCACCTCTGCACCCAACTTCTCAACAATATTCTGTATAGTCCATGTAGGATTATTTCTAGCAAGTTCATCAGCCACCATTCCTACAAAAGCTTTATTCCCTATTAAGTCTTTATTATTATTATAGAATTCTGCAACTGCCATCTTCTGTGTAACTACTCCACTAGCCATCTGTTGCACAACTGCAGGCATTGCTGCTAGAATTTGTTTGTTACTCTCTACAACAACATTAGTCATAAAAGTGTTGAAGTTGTCTACTGAGTTTAGAATTTTATCAAGTTCTTCCTCTTTTTCTACAAACTTCATAACAGTAGGAGGTTCTACAATAGGATTTCCAGCTGCATCAAGTTTCTGCGAAGCAGGTGTATGAGTAGGTTGAGTAGATGTCTGTTTTGCTACTTGCTCCACCATTCCCCTCAACTGCTCTACTGTAGCCATTAGAGTCTTTATCTGTGCATCCTTAGGATCCTCTATTGCAGGAGGAGGAGCTATGACTACGGGCGCATCAGGAACTGTAGGAGTAACTGGTACAGCAGGAGTCTCTACAACAACTGGCTCAACTACAGGAACCACAACTGGTTCTACAGAAGCTGGCTCGATAGGAGTTACAGGAACTATAGGAGGCTCTACTACCACTGGTGTAGTTTCAACTGGTAGCTCACTATCAGGAACTGGTACATGATCTATCTCAGTTAACAACGTATTAACACCTTCTTGGATATTATTCTCTTCCATCTTCTTTCCCCTCTTTCTTTATCTTACTTTCATATTCTGCTTCTTGCAGCATAATAGCAGGGATATCGACCATCTCTTCCAGTGCCTGTATCCCGCCCTGATTCCTACAAATAGTAGTAGGGTCTTTGAAAGGATCTATTTGATTATTCTCTGTCATCCTTGCATCGACCTTTTCTACTAAAGTAGCCACTATGTATTTCCAGATTCTACCTTCGGTAAATTCCTCAATCTCATGTCTAGCAAATTCCAGTTTTGCCATATCCTTCTCCTTAATATAAATAGGCAGGCAGTGCCTTGTTAAATTGTTTCTATCGTCTTGCCATTGTCGTTCATCACATAAATAGGCGCATATGCGATAATTTGAGAATTACAAGACTTACCATCGCCAATAATTAACGATGCTCTCCCCGGATACCCTTTTGAATCTCCCGCCTTTCTAAATAATGTCCCTGTATAATCAGTTATATTATCAATAATCTGAGAATCATCAGGTTCATTTGTTAATTCTGCATCACCCTCAACAACACCATCATGGTCGCCCATTCTTGTGTATTGCAATGAGCTAATCCCATCCAACAACTGCCATGAATCATTTACCATAAATTTAATAATCATCTGCCTTTCTCCTTTTCTGTCTGTCTATGCCTGCCTGCCTAACTATTATCAACTGGAACCATGTTCCCTTTTTGTACTTCACTCTGAACTGTTGCATCAGGCATGGTAGTTGCCTGAACAGGAGCTATCTGCTTCTTAGCCTTAAAGTCATTTATATCCTTTATTCCACTCATCCTAGCTATTCTCTGGAATATTCTAACAATATCAAACTGACCTGCGAGAACTGGGTTGCTTGAGATAGCCTGGAACATCTGAACCATTGTGCCTAGATCTCCATCGCCAGGGATAGAACCATCATTCTCGACTACGTCGTAGTCCACAAGAATATCGAAAGGGTTAACCATCTTACTTGTCACATCTCCATATTCCTGACGAAGATCATCTTCCCACCTTCCTGTCATCTTGACATATAGACCTTTTGACATAAGCTGCTGCGTGTGGCTGGCGATCATATAGCTAAGATCATGCATAGTCATCATGCTAGTAACCTTCGCTGCTTTCTGTAGACGACTAAGTGCACTCTGTCTAGTCCCTTGCGCCTCAGTTGCACTTACTCTCTCAGAGCCAGAACGTGCAAGACCCATTACACTATCCACAGAACCACTGCAGGTTTTAATAAGTTCAGTTATATAAGCAGAGTCTCTAATATGATTCTGTGTAATATCAGTTACTTGAAGTTGCTTAACAGCATTTTCGACGCCTCGTCCCCATGCAGCTCTTCGCATCCTTATTAACTTACCTGCGCCAGGATCTAGTAGGTCATTTATGTTTATCAGACTAGGATCAACAACAAGCATATCGTTGATAGACTTTCGTACGTTTGCTATATGACTATTGATAAGCCAGTCCAGTGTTCCCTGTAGACCACTTATAATCTCAAGACGGGAAACTGGAGTAACTCCATATCCATCAAAGTCTGGACTACAAGTGACAAGAGGGAACATATTATGATCTAAGCCAAGTGGCTTGGCGCAGCGAATGTACCTATCAGCCGCGACACAGAAGAGCCACTTCTCCGGATATTGGTTAGTTCCAAGTCCCCACTCTTTTGGTATCAGATTTACATAAAGGTAGATATGATCAATAGGTGACGTAGCTGATCCAGAGTCCCCACTCGCTGAACCAAAGTGGTCATTTCTTCCAGATGCCCCTGTCTTATTATATTGACTTCTTCCTGCTGTTCCTCTGAACTCAGATAGATATCTCCCATTAAAGTAAGAAGGATCATTCTGTTCCTGCTCCAGAAGCTTCATATAGTTAGTTGTCTCTATCCATCCAACGAATTCACCTCTTTGAATCTCTTGGATGGGAACATTAGGATCAAGAAGAAGTTGATAAGGATCTATATTCCTAATCATATTACCTTCATATAGGACAACATCTGTACTCTGCTTCTTCTTTCCCATAGGAATCCAGCTGCCAAAGATAGAAGAAAGGAAGCCACTATCAACCAACCGAGTCTGTCTTCCATTCACTTTATCCCAATAAGGTGCCGCTGCTCCAACTCCATATGCCCAAGCGTCTCGAAAGGTTGTATGAAGGTACATAGCCATCTTAGCCCTACGACTCTGAACTTCTACTATCTTCTCAAGAAGAATAGCACCAAACTTATCTTCTGGTGAGCTACCTTCATATTTGAAGATAGGGTCGTCTAAGAAGGCTGCAACTAGATATGTTAGTAGAGTCTCTAAGGTAGCAAAGCTATAAGGGATAACGATAGAGATAGGCTTCCTACTATCATTCTCTTTCTCTCTCTTTTCCGCTTCATCAGAAGGAATAAAGGCAGTTAGTGTCTGATCTATCTTCTTCCAGCTAGCATGACGTTTAGACATCTCTCTAGATGATTCCTGAATCCTCAGATTTAGTTTCGAGAGGATAGAAGTATGAAGAACAGAGCCTGGTCGAAGATCTAGACCTTTAGGATATCTATAGTCTATATTCCCAAGAGTCATATTAGCAGAACTATTATTTGGATCAAGTATTGCTGGCATTAATTGTGCCTCCAGTTCTTAAGTGCTGGTTCATATTCTTTATCAAGACCTGCAAACTCATCTTCATCAGGTTCTTCTCCTTTTGTATTATCGGGTGCGAAGTAGCGCTCACCTAGTTCTAGCATCTCAACTATATAAGCAAACGCATCCATTACGTCATCTCGTTTACTCTTAGGAAACGCTATTAATTGACTCTCAAGTATCTGGGTTACATTCTTATTATGAAAGATATAGCCTAGTCGATAGAGAGGATTCAACATTGCTATACGATCTTCCTTCTTCCCTCTAGCCTTTAGCTCAACGAGATTATAGAACTTACCCCTCTTTAGCATATATGTAGTTATTGGATAGGTTATAAACTCGTTGAGACTTGTCACTTCATATCCAATGGTTCTCGCACCAATACGATCTGCCATAGCAAAAGCTTGATCGTAGATCTGTTCCGGATGTAGCTTATCAGCAATTATATCTCGTACACATATACGAGGGAGTTCTACATTTACTCCTATCCCTACTATAGCACTATGGTCAGAGGATATCTTTGTTGTCTTAGCAGGATCTATGATTACTATATTCTCATAAGAACTAAGTTTCTTAGAAAACTCTTCATCACTCTCATCATAGTATTTAAAATACTCCTGCTTGAAGATAGCATCTTCCTTCGCTATAGGCTGCCCACGATACTCTCTAGCAAAGACATCTAAGAGGCCCTGTACTCTATATGAATCATATAGCTCCTTAATCTCAACATCTGTCATAAAGTCTGGCCAGTTGCTGTGAAGAGCATCATCACAGAGGTCTATCTCCACATTATTCCAAGTTGGGTCAGCAAGGAGATCTGCCAATAGTGAGTTCTCATGAAGAAGAGTTCCTATAAAGATAATCTTCCATGTGTTATCCTTACGATCTACACTATTCAGGACATCAGCGAAGAACCACTGCTTTAGTTTCTTCCTCTGTTCCTCAGAAGCTACAGCTTCAGGATCCTCTAAATCATCCACTATTATCAAGTCAGGACGATGCTTCCCCCAACGTACTCCACGAACCTGCTGACCTGCGCCTCTAGGGAGAATAACAGTCTCTCCATTAGCTACCCACATCTCTTTTGAGAAAGAATCATCCATTCCCAGGTCGGTTGAGTTGACAGTATTAGTCTTCACACTTCCAAAAATCTTCCTCACTGTCTGGTTAGAGAGGAGTTCCCTCTTAAGGTTCTCGCTCTCCATAACAGCTTTTGTAGCTGTGCTACTTATAAGAACGATGAACTTCTTCTCTCGGAAGAGAATCTTCTTTCCTGCATGAGCTATATTTAGGGTAGTGGACTTTCCCCAACCTCTCGGTGCCTTGATAACATTCTTTTGACTAGAATCATCATCTATGATGCCAAAGATCGGCTCAGTAACAGATGCAAAAGGACGATAGAATGACTCAGCAAATATAACACTAGCTGTTGCTTTTGTAGAAGCACAGCACTGAGCCATTATATCCTTTAGTTGATCTTTGTTATCTATATTCATTTAATCCCTTTGGTAATTTATTTACCATAGTTATTTATCAGAACCTTTAATCTTTCCATATTGTCGTGCGCCAACATAACCTAAGTAACCGCAAGTGAAAGTAGCCCACATAGCATCAGGAATTGCTTTAAAGCCAACCGCTACATTCACATAGAACTGATTCATTTGTACTGGAAAGAATATACCTACAAATGGAGCAATAATAACCAGTGCAGCAAGTAAACAGTAGAATAACCACATAAACGCGGGCCTTGCTCTTGAAGTCCATTTATCTTGTGAGGACGCCTCTGCTACGGCAATACTCAACTTGGTCTGCTCTAGTGTTGCTTCAAGCTCCTGTGCTTTTAAAGCCAGTTCTGCGGCTTTATTTGCGTCAAGTGGTTCTTTTCCTGTTATAGCAGCACGAACTGCCTTGAGAAAATCACCAGCGCCAGAAAGAACTCCACCTACATCTATGTTCGCAAGGTTTATCATTTTCTCCCTCCACAAGTTACGGAATAGTGGTTGCCATCATTCTTCAGCCCATCTTCTTTCAAGCCATTTCCTCCCCAGAAGCAAAGAGGGTGCAACGACTCCCAGAATAAACCATATTTTCGATGATCTTCAGTTTTGCTTAAGTAGTTTCCATCCTTATCACAAAGATCAACATCTAGCGCAAGACCGTCAAAGTGGAGACTGCCCTTCATGTGCTTAAGGCCATCTTTGCCAATCATAGGCTGATCGCCTTCCTCAAGCATGAAAGTTAAGAGTTTAACGACACATCTGGTAAATAACTTTCTGAGATCGCCCAATTCACTCATTTCATCGTCCTCTCGATTGCATCTATCCGCTTCACATTAATATTATGCAAATCCCTCAACACCCGCACTTCAAACAGCGTTTCTGCCCACCACTTCCAAAGCTGATACCAATATTCATAGGGATTCATTTCACTTGCCCACATGCGTAAAAAGTATGCTGGCGAAACCGATTATCGCCAGAACAAATATTGCCCACAATCCATTAATTGCAGTTCTATTGTACCGAGCAATATCGCACAATCCCTGCTTGCCGTTCCCGAATAGAATCTTACCGTGATTGGTCAAGACAGAATGATTTGAGAAAGCAATTCTTAGCAACAAGTCCAGTTTTTCAGATTCAGTTTTTTGTGATATATCTTCCATATCATAGCCAATTCTTATCTCGTCCATTTGTGTTCGATCTCCATTCACAGTATTTTCAACACCTCACCTTTGCTTATGTCCAAATTGTAATTATCTGCAATAAACCCTGCATACATATCCCTGTAATGCTCAGGGTCAGTTGCTGCAGGTTCATACTTTAACTGTTCACGATACGCTTCGACTTCTGCGTTCAATCGGTATTTCTTTGACAGTAGATACATGATCGCATGAAAGCCTAGTGTGCGCCAGAACTGAGCAACGTGGCAGAGTTCGTGATTATGAATGCCCTTGTCGTCTTTATACTTCGGACGAATCCTGATGAACCATGCCTTTGCATAGCCGCCTGTTTTGGCATCTGGCATTGACTCCGTATATTTTATGGAATAGATCATACCTCCCCCAATACCGCTTCAATCGCTGTTTTCAATTCTGCTTCTGTGGGGATGTCGGCCTCGGAAACATAGGGAGTGTTGCAAACGCCGTTATAATCAGTTCCTATCCACTTAAAGTCCAAAGTTTTCTTGTCCATTAATATTGCTACTATCTCTGCTTTGGGATGTGTCTCACTATTTAAATTGATAATCATTGTGTTGCCTCCTGTAAGATAATTATTGATAGATATACCCTCTAATCGTCCATGTAATTGATCCTGTAAAATTG